GGCTTCGTGAAAGCCAGATACAAGGGGCTGCTGAAAAACGATAACCAACTGGCGATGTTATTCACCCTGGCCAACCTGTTTCGGGTGGACCAAATGATACGTCAGTGGGAGAGATCTCAGTAAAAACCGGAAATAACGCCAGAAATGGTGGAAAAAATAGCCTAAATAGGCTGATTCGATGTGTTTGCGGGAAAAAAATCGGCCCAGATCCGCGAAATTTTAATCAGCGAGTCAACTTGGGAAGAAATGACCTGCTTATTCGCACCTTCCCAAGATACACATGCCGATAAAGCTCGTGATTAGCCTTCTTCATAATCTCCATATCCCTGCGGAGAGTTTCCGGGAACCATGGATTAGCTGTGTAGTTGATCTGCTTGACGATGCAGTAGCGATTACCGTTTTCGTCATAGTCGGGGTATATGCGATTCGTAACAAAGCGCTGATGTGTATCGCTGAGTCTGTTCTTCGGGTTGTATGCAACCCATATTTCCGACTCAACCACTCGACCATACTCAGCGCTGTAGAACTCTTTACGTACCGTTGGGATAAGCGTTTCCCATGAGTCCTTTGATACGTTTTCTGCTTCCTCTACAAGGGCGGCATCGAAGTTTGCGTAACCTTTGATATTTTCCACGTTAAGGCGCAGGAAGTCGAAACTGATACGTCCGCCGCTATTGGCAAATATCTCTGTCTTATTGATAGTCACCAGTGAGTGGAGGTTTCGGCGGTTAATCTCTTCAACAATTTCCGCATAGCATGATTCCTTGATGGACTTCATGTACTCACGAAAACAGATAAGCTTCCATCCGTGATAGATGACGTTATTGAGGAGGATTGTTATGAACGTTCGCGTCTTGGCGGAACCTCGCCCGCCATAAGCTACCTTGAATCTGGCTGGCTGCAGGTATTCCTCAAACGCTTCAGGAATGCTGCATTGCTCTGTCATTGCGTCTCGCTTTTTACAATGTTATACACTGGAGCTTTTGGAGTCATGGAGCCGTCATCAGATGTATGGTTGACGTCCTGCTTCTCTCGCCATTTATCTTTCTGTCTGTTCTTGAGCCAGAAGATGGCGGCAGTTGTATCAGGCGGGTAATACTTCTTAAGCGGAGTTTCGACAATTCTGTTTTCAATAACACGAATATCGATGTCTGGAGCCACGAAGCCCATAGCGCGTTGATAAAGACGATCACTAACTTCTGCATCAGCGACGGCCTTACCCTTTTTTATGGACTCTAAAAACTCCGGATATTCCAATTTCCAATTGTTGATTGTTGCCTCGCTAACTTCAAAGAAGTCAGCGAGTTCGGCGTCTGTATAGCCCAGCAAGCACAGTTTGCGTGCCTGTTCGGCATACGCCTCTTGATACTTTGTTGGGCGCGCCATGTTTATGCTCCGGTGGTGAACAGGTCTAACGCTTCCTTCGATTTACGCACCGCTTCGATAGTGCGGGTCGTGATATCCGAATTAGCGCCGCCTGACTGGAAGTGAATTTTGAATAGCTCAAGCTTCAGCTCGTCAGTGCCAATGAACTGAAATGCTTCTTCTGCGGCTGCGTTCTGGTTCATGACCAGTTTGTAAATCTCTAACTGGAATTTCTGTTCTTCAGTCATGGGAATAATCTCTGCCATTGTTGGCTCCGTTTATCCGTTAAAAGGGATATCAGTTAAGTTATCCCGTGTAGGGTATAAGCCATTGTCGAGACCACTCATTGAATGGTCTCTGCAATAACCGATGTCTTTCCATCAGTCCGCCACCACAAAGAATCTTTTTTTGCCATAAGGCAGGAGGTTCATCTTTCAGTGGCTGCCAGTGTTATTTCCCCACTTACTGGCTTGGGTTGTTTCGTGGTACTGCCGTTAACTGGTGGCCCAGAATAAATTCCGGTTTCATTATCAAGCCCACCCGTAAATGGGCTTTGTAATGGCTACTTCGCTTTTGCTTCCGCTCGCTTACGCCGGCGCTCTTCTTTCCTCTCGGCTTTTGCCATGTCCATGAATGCCTGCATGATCGAGTTCCGCATCATGTAGCTAACAAAGTGATGATTGACACAGCCGTTGAGGCGCAGCTGCTCGCCAAACTCATCCACCGAGGCCAATGCTTCCATCATGCCATTCTCGCCTTTCATGAACTCTGAGAAGTCACGTCCCGCTCTGGAGGCGCATTCAATGACACGATCACTCATCCCGGAAGCCCGGGGATCGTAATCTGCAGCTGGTTAGCCAGGGAGTTAATCTCAGCGACCAACACTGGCTTCGTATAGCGCCATGCTGCCAGCCCTTGTCCGCAGAAGCTCGCCATGTCTTTCTTCTGGTCAAACTCATGACATTTCATGTTGAGCTGCGCACTTAAGCTGTTGCGATGCTGAAGTTCTCCGGTGAAGTAGTCATCGAGGACTTTATAGGCCGCGTACTTGAACCCGGGGTTTAACCAAGCCGCATAATCGTAAGCAACAAACTTCCCGCCATATGTTCCACCGTGTACACCGCGCTCAGTAAAAACCACAGATTCGTGGTTTTTCTCCAGCTCGGCTAAGAACTCTTTGGTCTGCTTGTTTCGCAGGTAGTGGTAAGGCGATTCAGATTCACTTTTACCACTGGCTTTCCACATATCAGTGAGGCAGATCATGCCATCTTCACCGATACGAATTGGTTGATTGAAGAGGGTTAATGATTTCATAGCGTGTACCTACTCTTTGAAATGAACCTTTGCCGCACAGGAAACCAGCCCACCGAGGCTCGCCAGCACTAACTGGTATCCTCAAAGGCCCATTCCAAAGGGGCAGGTTCGGTGTAAAAAACATGCGTTGCGGTACGCATTTATTGCAAAAAGCCCCGCATCGCGAGGCTCATTAAATGGACTTTGTGATTTGCAAAAAAATTATTTCAGGCATTGCGTCCTGATGTACTCCTGCAGGTAGTTAACCTGCGCGGTTATCCTGTCGATTCCACTTCGGAGACGGTAATAATTGAGTTCAGCATCTGCTGTAAGTCTTGGGCTTTCTCCATCGCCCATGCTGCTGGCTCCGGTCTTTGACTTTGCACAGGAGGCGGCGACTTGCAGCCGCTTACGCCCAGCAGAAACATCATCACGGAGACTTTCGATAGTCGCGTTAGCATCAGCAAGCTCCTTTGTATATCTGGCATCGAGTTCTGCTACGTCACGTTGACGCTTCTGCATGTCAGCGATGATGGATGTGGCTTTGTCGCGCTGCTCTTTGTAGGCGATGGCGTTATCACGGTAATGATTAACAGCCCATGACAGGCAGACGATGATGCAGATAACCAGAGCGGAGATAATCGCGGTTACTCTGCTCATACCTCAATATCTCTGACCGTTCCGCCAGCCTCTTTGAATTTTGCAATCAGGTTGTCAGCCTTATGCTCGAACTGGCCATAGCCAGCGCCCGGCAGTGAAGCCCAGATATTGCTGCAACGGTCGATTGCCTGACGAATATCACCGCGGTCAATCATCGGTAAAGCGCCACGCTCTTTAATCTGTTGCAATGCCACAGCGTCCTGGCTTTTCGGAGAGAAGTCTTTCAGGCCAAGCTGCTTACGATAGGCATCCCACCAACGGGAAAGAAGCTGATAGCGCCCGGCGGCTGTTGATTTGAGTTTGGGGTTTAGCGTGACAAGTTTGCGAGGGTGATCGGAGTAATCAGTGAATAGCTCTCCACCTACAATGACGTCATAACCATGATTTCTGGTTTTCTGCCGTCCGTTATCAGTTCCCTCTGACCACGCCAGCATATCGAGGAACGCCTTACGTTGATTATTGATTTCCACCATCTTCTACTCCGGCTTTTTTAGCAGCGAAGCGTTTGATAAGCGAACCAATCGAGTCAGTACCGATGTAGCCGATGAACACGCTCGTTATATAAGCGAGATTGCTACTTAGTCCGGCGAAGTCGAGAAGGTCACGAATGAACCAGGCGATAATGGCGCACATCGTTGCGTCGATTACTGTTTTTGTAAACGCACCGCCATTATATCTGCCGCGAAGGTACGCCATTGCAAACGCAAGGATTGCCCCGATGCCTTGTTCCTTTGCCGCGAGAATGGCGGCTAACAGGTCATGTTTTTCTGGCATCTTCATGTCTTACCCCCAATAAGGGGATTTGCTCTATTTAATTAGGAATAAGGTCGATTACTGATAGAACAAATCCAGGCTACTGTGTTTAGTAATCAGATTTGTTCGTGACCGATATGCACGGGCAAAACGGCAGGAGGTTGTTAGCGCAACCTCTTGCCACCCGCTTTCACGAAGCCAGCCATTGCGCTGGTTTTCTTTTATGCAAAGCACACCGCACCGTAGCCACAGCGGATAAGGTGATTATTTTTGTCTGTCTGGTATTTGGTTTGATGTGCTTTCAGAAAGGTCGTGATTAAAACGCAAAAAGCCCCGAGCTATTAACTCAGGGCTTTATTTAACGAGTGCATTTATCCATCGTTGAGTCAAATTTACCCAATCTTATTCAAAAAGTCAATATCATGCCGTTAATATGTTGCCATCCGTGGCAATCATGCTGCTAACGTGTGACCGCATTCAAAATGTTGTCTGCGATTGACTCTTCTTTGTGGCATTGCACCACCAGAGCGTCATACAGCGGCTTAACGGTGCGTGACCAGGTGGGTTGGGTAAGGTTTGGGATTAGCATCGTCACAGCGCGATATGCGGCGCTTGCTGGCATCCTTGAATAGCCGACGCCTTTGCATCTTCCGCACTCTTTCTCGACAACTCTCCCCCACTGCTCTGTTTTTGCTATATCAACCGCACGGCCTGTACCGTGGCAATCTCTGCATCTTGCGCCCGGCGTCGCGGCACTACGGCAATAATCCGCATAAGCGAATGTTGCGAGCACTTGCAGTACCTTTGCCTTAGTATTTCCTTCGAGCTTTGCCACACCACGGTATTTCCCCGATACCTTGTGTGCAAATTGCATCAGATAGTTGATAGCCTTTTGTTTGTCGTTCTGGCTGAGTTCGTGCTTACCACAGAATGCAGCCATTCCGAATCCGGCTTGTGATTGCGCCATCCCCATAGCAGCCATCACATCAGTACCGGAAAGAGAGTCAGAAGCCGTAGCCCGTGGTGAGTCGCTCATCATCGGGCTTTTTGGCGAATGAAATTTAGCTACGCTTTCGAGTCTCATGCGCCTTCTCCCTGTACCTGAATCAATGTGAGGTTTCCGCAGAACACTGCGCCGGTATCGATATACATCTGGTTGGCAAACTTGAGTGGTTTCACTGCTGGCGTATGACCAAAGATGAACGTGTCCGCACCTTTGATTTCTTTCACGATCCCGTCTTGTGAGTTGCTGATTCGTTCGCGGTTCCAGATTACCTGCTGATGATCAACTGGTTTTCCAAACTCGTATTCGTCACAAGGATAATCGGCGTGGCAGATGACATATTTTTTATCTTTGCTCACCAGTTCGATGATTAACGGAAGTTCATCTGCTTTATGGGCAAGAGCTTTAGCCAGAATTTCTTTGTCGTAATCGAGATTAAAGAACCATCCACCGCCATTAAGCAGCCAGTGATTAACGTTTCCACGCTCTGATAAGCCATCAATCATCATTTGCTCATGGTTTCCACGTACAGCTCTGAACCAGGGGAATGTGATTAATTCCAGGCATTCGACGTTCTCTGCACCACGATCAACCAAATCGCCCACCGAGATAAGCAGGTCTTTTTTGTTGTCGAATCCAATCGTATCCAGTTTGTTCATCAGGTTCGTGTAGCATCCGTGCAGATCGCCAACTACCCAAATATTTCGGTATTTGCTGCCATCAATTTTTTCGTAATAGCGCATCTCTTTCACTCCATCCGCGATGAACCATGAGAACGTCGTTGACGATGGCGTGCATTTTCCCGTCTTTATCATCAACGTATTTTCTGACCGTACCGCGACTACATTTCAGTCTGCGTGCTACTTCTGTCTGGTTTCCGTATGCTTCAACGAGCATGTCTGGAATGGTTTTTACTGAGAACGTCATGCGGCCTCACTTCTGCTATTTCGCAGGTCTTTGAGTTTCTGTTGGTACTCTGCCTTGATCGCCTTGCACTCTTCGATAGTCCAGCGATGGCGGTTATGGTTTGATTCGATTTCGTCTACTGCTTCCTGCCCGATGCGGCTAATCAGTTCGACGCGATACGGAACGAGATTTCCGCTTTTGTGCTGGTTGCACACCACGCATTGCTTGTGAATATTGCGTTCATCAAATCGGAGTTGAGGTGCCGCAGCAGTTGTCCGGTAATGTCCGGCATCCCACTGAGCAGACGTGAGCGTTCCGCACGAGATACATGGTAAGTCGCGGTCTCTTTCTCTGATGAAGGCGTTTACGGCTTGTTGGGCTTGTTTAATCCAGTAACTGCGGGGCTTTAAGGCGAGTTTTCGAATCTTAAGTTTATCTTTCTGTTTCTGCTCCTCTCGTCGTCGTTTCTTCTCTGCTGCTTTTTCCGCTTTTTCGCGTTCTTTGCTTCGTCGTTCGAGTGCTATCTTGGTTCCACGCTCTGGAGAGCACCACCACTGATTAGCGAATGCAGGGTGAAACCATTCCCGGCATTCATCGTTTTTACATCGTCTTCGCGCTGGTTTAGCCATTATGGTTCACTCCAGTAATTCTCAATTGCAGCAGCCATTCTCTGCATCCACTCAGCCAGCTTTAACGCGGCTTCTCTTTCAGAACCACATTTAGGGAAATCCTTCATTTCCATGCTGGCCTTATATGTTCTGAATGCCAGGTCTCCGGTAATAACCAACTCCTGATCAAGCACCGAGCGTTTATTCCGGTGTTGAACGTAATAGACAAATTCAGTCCGCATTTCTTCTCTGTCTTTTTTGAAGGAAATAAGCTCAGAGAAATCACTCATCGTCTTCTTCCTCGTACATTGAGCTATTCGGATCGCTCATCAGTTCTGCGCAGCAGTGCTCACACATGTGAACTTCCAGCACATGCAGCTTCTGACCGCAGTTAGCGCACGTTAAAGCCCGCTCGACGCTTTCTTTCTGGTATTGAATGGATTGGGATGGGCTAAGCATTATTGGCGTCCTGCATCATGAGAAAGACAATCATGGCGGCGCGGAGAACATTTTCATGCTCATGCTCCCAAATAGGGTTGGCAGAAGCACCGTGCAAACCGCTTTCGTTCCAGTCCCAGAGAATGTTAACTCCGTTATCAGCAATAATCGGCCATGCGTCTGCTGGGTTTGCGCATGGGTTAAAGGATCCGCGCTCAACTTCTACTTCAACTGCGTCTCCGTTTACAATGTCTCCCTCAAATGAGATAAACACCATCGCGCCATTCTCACCTTCTTTGTAATCCGGTGATCCGTTATGAATGGCTTCGAATACCGCCACGTTAATTTCAAAATCACTTAACTGTGAATAATCCATTGTCATTTCCTCGCACGTTCTCTAAGCCACCGGATATCCCACAGGTGAGCCGTGTAGTTGAAGGTTTTTACGTCAGATTCTTTTGGGATTGGCTTGCGTTTATTTCTGGAGCGTTTCGTTGGAAGGTATTTGCAGTTTTCGCAGATGATGTCGGTGAAACTTCGTCGCTGTCGCCTCATGCCGCCCTCCTGACGCCCTGCCCGATCGCCATCAATGCCGCTTTGGATACGGTAGTAAACATCCGTCGAGGACTGATGAACGGTCGCCAAATCAGCAGCATGGAGCCTTTGCTGTTTCCCTTCTTCTCCAGCCCTGTCGATGGTTCGATAAAATTAATCCGTCCATCAGTGATAATGCGAACTTCGTCGACACTCTCCAGAGCCTTGCTGAACCATCCGACTGACATATCCTCTGGCACAAGCATAACTACCGTCTGTCGCTGTTGTATGCACTGCTCAGCGGCTTTTTCCACCCACGGCCTGATATTGCTGTACGGTGGGTTATTCCAGATTGCACCGTGGCTTATCCACTCAGAATTTAGCGCGTCGTCGACCTCAGTTAACCAGTGAGCGCACAGAGCATTTTTGTCGCTCGCTGCCGAATCCAGCCAGAATCCAAACTCAATATCCAGTGCATCAAAAAGCCAAAGCGGCGTTTGCCAGCAGTCCTTGTCGTGTGCTGGCGTATTTGATTTGATAGTCATGCAGCCCGATCTCCCCATCGCGCTTTCCATTCGAGAGCCAGTCGCGCTTCGTCTGACCACTTAACGCCACGCTCTGTACCGAATGCCTGTATAAGCTCTAATAGCTCCGCAAATTCGTTTACACGCATCCTGCTGGTTGACTGGCCTATTACCACAAAGCCATTCCCGGCAAGGTTAGGAACAACATCCTGCTGCTTTAATGCTGCGGTAAACACACACTTCCAGCTTTCTGCATCCAGCCAGCGACCATGCCATTCAACCTGACGAGAGACGTCACCAAGGCAAGCCCAAAGCTTTCGATTCTGGTCTAAGCTGCGGTTGCGTTCCTGAATGGTTACTACGATTGGTTTGGTTGGGTCTGGAAGGATTTGCTGGATAGCTTGAATGGCGTTCTGCTGATGGATGGGGCTTCTTAGTTCAAACGTTAGTTTCCTCATGGGATGAACTCCAGTTTGTGATGTTAAATTCCCATTTAATTACCTTTGCATACCCAATTTTGAACCCATCAATACCTATCCACCGCTTGCCACTCCAATAAGCTGTGCCACTTTGCTTGAAATGATGTGGATGCCTAGATTGAGTGGTCACAGTTACAGGTAAATATGGCTTCGGGTATTCCCCATTCCCTGGATAACCAGATTTAATTTTGCTCATTGATACCCTCTCTCACTTAATCGCCTCCACGCTTCGTTAAACTCTTCTCGAGTTGCGCCGGATTTTCTTTCTTCAAACATCATGCATTCGCTGATGTCTCCCCATGACTTTGGTCGCTTTTCAGCGAACAGATCATCCCATTCGAATACCCAGCGGCCTGATTTTCGGCAGTGGTAAATGGTCAGCCATGTTGTGCTGTTCGCTGGATACCCATAGAGAACTTCGACTTTTTGATCACGGTCTTTATGCTTTTTCAGCAGGATAAAGCCAGCAACCAGCGAAGCTCCGGCAAGAATGATGATTGGAATTTGCCAGTCAGCCACACTCCCCCCCAAATAAAAAGGCCTGCGATTACCAGCAGGCCTGTTATTAGCTCAGTGATGTAGATGGTCATACGTCAGCCCCTTGTGCATATCTTCTGCCACGCGCAGCAGGTGCATTTGATGTTGTGCAAATCTGTCTGGCTTCATCCTGGTCACATGCCACAAAGTGTCCGTTGCAGAATCGCTGGTAAACCGTACCAAGTGAGCCAAAACGGTTTTTCGTCACGATGATTTCAGCAAATGGCGCGGCGCTACTGTTCTCGTCATATACCGCTTCCCGATAGAGCATGATGATTGAGTCTGCGTCCTGCTCAATGCTTCCTGAATCACGCAAATCTGCGTTTGTCGGGCGTTTGTTTGGTCGCTTCTCAACATCGCGCGAAAGCTGACTCAGGGAGATAACTGGCGTTTTCAGGTCTTTCGCCATCGCCTTCAGGCTTCCGGAGATGTGAGCAATTGCGAGGTCGTTGCGATCTGCTTTCGGCTTCTCAATCAGGCCAAGATAATCCGCCATGATGAGTGACAGGTTTGGATTTTCCTGTTTGTGCCGTTCTGCGATTGAGCGAATTTCTTCGACAGATAACCGCGAGGCATCGACTACCCATACATCCAAATCTGCAAGCTGACTCATGCCGTTAGCAACGCGCGCCCAGCCTTCGTCATCCATCGATGCAGGATTTCGCAGCACGCTAACCGACATCCTCCCGGCGTTGGCAATGCTTCGCTCTGCAATCTGCAATGCGCTCATTTCCATCGAGAAAATCAATACTCCGCGCCGGACGTCAGAACCAGGAATAACGCGACTTGCAACGCCTTCGGCAATCTTCAGCGCCAGTTCGGTTTTCCCCATACCAGGACGAGCGGCGATTATCACCAGGTCTTCCGCGTTCATCCCTCCGGTGATAGCGTCAAGTTCTTCGATTCCGGTCTTCAGGGTATCGGACTCTTCTCCGTTCCTCAGACGCCTGTCAAGCGTGTCAGTGTAGTCGGTGATGATTTCCCCTAACCGTACAGGTTTAACCTCGTCACGGGGCTTTCTGATGGCTGAAAGACGCTTTACAAGCTCATCCATCGCCTGACTCGATGTATCGATAGTTCCGTTCTGAATTGGTTCGCGCATTTCATCCATGATTTCCAGCACCAGACGGCGGTGATAGTTATCCGCGACCATTCCGGCATATCCCTTCAGGTTTGCGGCACTCGGGCAGTTCTTACTGGTCATCAGGATTGACGTGAAATGCTCCTCTCCGCACGCCTCGGCAACCATCAGCGCGTCGATTAGGTTTCTGTTTCTCGCCTGCTTGCGGATAACCTCGAAGGCTTTCCGGTAGAGCGGAATTGAAAACGCTTCCGGCTCAAGCGTTGCCAGAACGTCACTGGCGGTTGGAGTTAATCCACCAATCAGCAGGCCACCGATAACGCTCGCTTCGATATCCTGTCTCATGCAATCCCCCTGTCTGCAAACTTCCCTTCCCGAACTCCCGTTAACGAGTCTTCTCTCAGCAGGTAATCAAAATCAGCCGTCCAGCCCGTGTCGTTGTCTCCGAAGTAAAACGGCTTGGCCTGATGCACAAACGCCCTGACATACGCTCTGAAACCGTCCACGTTTGGCGTTTTCAGTTGCGGAATGATTTTCTTCAGGCGACGTTTGCGTTTCTCGTTGACCGCAACAGCGTGTGGCAGTCTGTCACCGACTTCGGTGTTGTAGGCGTTCAGGAAGGATTCATAGTCGATTCGTTCTGCCTTGCGACGTTCAGGTTTAACCTGCCCATCGCCGCCCCCGTTAGGGGGTAAGGGGGTATTTGTATTTATTGTCTTTTGTATATTGTCTTTTGTGTTTGACTGATTCGGTAAATTGCTTTTTACCGATTTGGTGAAGGTTTGTTTTACCGAATTGGTAAATGTTTTACCGAATCCGTTAACTTTCGTTTTCCACTCGGAAATGTTTGTATTCATACCAACTTGACGCCCCACCTGAATGAGAACTCCCATTCTGATAAGCTCGTTTTTGGCGGTAGAGCATTTGGTTGGTGCCATGCCAGTGAGTTCAGCGAACTGTTCGTTTCCGATCCAATCTATTTTTTTGTTGTAACCGTATGTCTTGCGCCACACAGCCATAACAATCAGTAACTGATGTAGAGTAAGTCCAGAAAGCATGGCGGCTTCTAACAGTGTGTTTGCAGTCCGAGTGTAGCCATCTTCGAGTTCTGCCACGCGATGCTCCACGACCTCCAGTTGAGGCCTGTAATCAGCTAACTTAACGACGCCCATGTTTCACTCCTGCTTTGGCTAGTCTGTAAACACCAACAAGGCGCTCTGCGAACGCCCTGTTATTTGCTGCGGCTACCACTAATCCCTCAGGTGAATCAGGGTGTCGAATCTCTTCTTTTTCCTGGTATTTCTTACGACGTTTTGTCATAATGACTCCTGTGGATTGATCCAGTCTTTCTACATCAGGCCTCGAAGAATTCGCCGTTCTTCGGGGCTTTTTCTTTTGTCAGGTAATTGGCAAGCCGCTTAGTCAGCTCAGCCATTTCATCGTCTTCGATTCCGTATTCCAGAACAGCCAGCATCATGCTTACCTGCGAGAAGAAACCATTCTTCCATCGGCTTACCTGATATTCAGGAACCCCCATCGCTCGAGCGAATGTCTTCTGCCCCATCAGTGCCAGTTTGTTCAGCAAGGCTGACTCGATGCGAGCCGCTTTCTTGCTTTTAGTTGCAATAGTACCCATAGATAATTTCCTTAATGATTAGATAGAGTTGGCTTCGCAAAGAAACGCAAAACCATAGAGATTTGTTTCTGGTAATGCCCTTTTTCAGGGCGGTGATGTGTAAGAGCGGGAATGTCTTAAGCGGCTTTACCGCGTTTAGTTCCGTACTGTAACCAAACCGGATCACAGTTAAGCGCCATAGCAATCTCAAACAAGAAGCGCGGTCGCTTGGTTACTCCAGCTTCAATCAGTTGAATTGATTGCTGTTTAACACCGGCTTTGGTTGCCAGTTCGGTTTGCGTCATTTTTAACGCAATTCGCCTCTTCTTGAGGCGTTCAGAAAGAGTTTGCATATCGCCTCCATCAACAAACTTTCTTGTATTTTCATACAATGTATCTTGTTTGTCAAATACAGTTTTTCTTGTGAAGATTGGAGGTAAATAACAGAGGTGGCTTATGAGTATTTCTTCCAGGGTAAAAAGCAAAAGAATTCAGCTTGGACTTAACCAGGCTGAACTTGCTCAAAAGGTGGGGACTACCCAGCAGTCTATAGAGCAGCTCGAAAACGGTAAAACTAAGCGACCACGCTTTTTACCAGAACTTGCGTCAGCTCTTGGCGTAAGTGTTGACTGGCTGCTCAATGGCACCTCTGATTCGAATGTTAGATTTGTTGGGCACGTTGAGCCCAAAGGGAAATATCCATTGATTAGCATGGTTAGAGCTGGTTCGTGGTGTGAAGCTTGTGAACCCTACGATATCAAGGACATTGATGAATGGTATGACAGTGACGTTAACTTATTAGGCGATGGATTCTGGCTGAAGGTTGAAGGTGATTCCATGACCTCACCTGTAGGTCAAAGCATCCCTGAAGGTCATATGGTGTTAGTAGATACTGGACGCGAGCCAGTGAATGGAAGCCTTGTTGTAGCCAAACTGACTGACGCGAACGAAGCAACATTCAAGAAACTGGTTATAGATGGCGGTCAGAAGTACCTGAAAGGCCTGAATCCTTCATGGCCTATGACTCCTATCAACGGGAACTGCAAGATTATCGGTGTTGTCGTGGAAGCGAGGGTAAAATTCGTATGATCAGGATTGCGGCGCTACTCTCAATACTCTTAACTACCAGCGCCAATTCTGAATGCTGGATTGTCACAAACCTGCACGGGTACGGGGCAATGAATGGCGATCGTTACGAGTTTACAAAAGACAGCACGGAAGATTCCGTTTTCCACGTAACAATAAATGGCGATAAATCATCAGTTTATGAATCAGTTTCTGGCGTCTATCCAGAGATGAAATACACTGCTTTGTCATCGAACACTATGGTAGGAGAATACCAGTCTGGAGGAGGAATAACCGTTGAAACCTGGTCAATCACTACAGACAAAAAAGCTCTTTACTCCAAAGTAATGAACATCCCAGGTATGCAACAACTTACATCAACCAAATCCTTTGTTGGTGATGTAGTCGGAACCTGCAACCAGTAATCCTCACCTCAATTTCGACAACCAAAAAACAAACTATTTTCCGTTTAAAAACAATGGAGTTTGTTTTTCACGCCCATTTTTACAATATTTCTTGTTTACAACATACAATCTTTCTTGTAATTTTAAGCCATCAGCAGGACGCACTAACCACCATTGAAGGTGAGGCTCTTAAAAATTTAGCCCTGAAGAAGGGCAGCATTCAAAGCAGAAAGCTTTGAGTAGCGCGAAATGCAGCTGCAAGACAGCAACCGTGGAGATAAGCATCACGGCGCGTTACTCAAAGCTAACTGACAGGAGAATCCAGATGGATGCACAAACACGCCGCCGCGAACGTCGCGCAGAGAAACAGGCTCAATGGAAAGCAGCAAATCCCCTGTTGGTTGGGGTAAGCGCAAAACCAGTTAACCGCCCTATTCTCTCGCTGAATCGCAAACCGAAATCACGAGTAGAAAGCGCACTGAATCCGATAGACCTTACGGTGCTGGCTGAATACCACGAACAGATTGAAAGCAACCTGCAACGTATTGAGCGCAAGAATCAGCGCACATGGTACAGCAAGCCTGGCGAACGCGGCATAACATGCAGAGGACGCCAGAAAATTAAAGGTAAATCTATATCACTTATTTAGAAAATGCAGATTTAGGGAACAGATAGGAGGCGTTACACCTATGGCATCTCATCCTATGGTTAGAAGGTGGTGCAAATCCTTCATATTGAAGTATGGATTTCACAGAAGATTCATAGCATTGAGCGCAAAGATAGTGCATTGGCTGACCGGTATTTGCCGATTTTTTGAGACGATAAACCACCGTAGCAACAGTAGGTGTATACATCTCATAGTTTTTCTTTTCCTCTTCCCACTTAGAGGCTCGATTTATCTTTTCTTCAAGCTCAATAATCTTGTCCTTAGAAATCATCAAAAGCTCATTAAGTGACATTTGCTGCTGTTGGGCATCCATGAGCTTATCGACAAGTTCGTATGTTTTTTCTTTTACTGAGTAGTCTATTTGCATTTTCTGGATTTCCTTTACTGCGCCAACAGCACTCATCAGAGCACCTCCGGCACCAGAAACTGCATCTGTAATCCTACTTATTATTCCTTTTTCATCAGACATATAAATCACTCTCTTACTGTAGGGGTAAGAGGATTTTACTATTTTTCTCGCTGTAGGGGTACACGAGAACCACCGAGCCTGATGTGGTTAAAAGACAGGCATACTAATAAACACTGCACTGTGTATTCATTCCAACGAGTGAATACACGGAGCAATGTCGCTCGTAACTAAACAGGAGCCGACTTGTTCTGATTATTGGAAATCTTCTTTGCCCTCCAATGTGAGGGCAGTTTTTTTTGACGGAGTAAACGATGATAAAAACTGATTACCCTGCAGATCTTAAACAAAAAGTAATAACAGCAATTAAATGCTCTTTTATCTCATGTCGTACAGATGAAGAACGATATGTCGTTGAGTGTGCAATTGTCGAGTTTCTCACAGCGATGGAGTTTACCGCTGCAGAATCAATAGATGTATTAAAGCAATCAGACGGAAATGATATTGAAACGGATGATGTTATTGACCGACTAATAAAATCATTCGAAGAAGAAATAGAGTAGCCGCCTGAGCGCGGCTTTACCGCATACCAATAATGCTTCACGAGAGGCATTTTCGTTATGCAATCAAATATAAGGAGTTACCCATGATGCACTTTCAGCTCGCGGGTAGCGGCGTCATGTCCGCTTTCTACCCGCACGAATCAGAATTATCACGCCGAGTTAAACAATTAATCAGAGCAGCAAAGAAACAACTGGAGGCGTTATGCGCAATGAAATAGCCATTAATCACCAGATGCTTCGTGCTGCACAGAACAAAGCAGTAATAGCCCGATTTATTGGTGATTCAAAAATGTGGCTTGAAGCAAATAAAGCGATGAAATCAGCTATCAATCTTCCGTGGTATCGCAGGAAATGAGTTTTACAGATAACTGGTCAGACGAAGAATTCATTCGTCAGATGAAAGAATTAATCGATAACGAAGGAGATATTCATGTCACTTGCAACCACAGTGAAGGAGAGCAAGTTACAGAGACGCATGTACACGCAGAAAGCTCTCTGGTATCGCCATAATGGCGACCGCGAAGGAATGCGGGTATGCCTTAATTTGTCCCGAGTAGAAGTATTAAATCAGCGTTATTTCCTTGGGCCATGTCCATTCTGAGAACAATCATATGAGCAAAGAATTTTACGCAAGGCTGGCAGCTATTCAGGAGAATCTGAACGCGCCAAAGAATCAATACAACTCATTCGGCAAATATAAATACAGAAGCTGCGAAGACATTCTTGAGGGTGTTAAGCCGTTACTGAATGGCCTGTTTTTATCAATCAGCGATGAAGTTGTGTTGATTGGTGATCGGTATTACGTGAAAGCCACGGCAACTATTACTGATGGCGAAAACAGTCATACAGCAACCGCTCTTGCACGAGAGGAAGAAAGCAAGAAAGGAATGGATTCTGCACAAGTTACGGGAGCTACAAGCTCTTATGCACGCAAGTATTGCCTCAATGGTTTGTTCGGCATTGATGATGCGAAAGATGCAGATACAGACGAGCATAAACATCAGCAGAACGCAGCAGCAAAGCAATCAAAACCATCACCTACACCTGAACAGGTTCTAAAAGCATTCACTGACGCAGCATTGCAGAAAAACACCGTGGAAGAGCTTAAACAGGCGTTCGCCAAAGCGTGGAAGATGCTCGAAGGCACACCGGAGCAGCAAAAAGCGCAGGACGTTTACAACATCAGACGAGACGAATTAGAAGGGGCGGCTGCTTAATGGCACATTCGATTACTGTAAGACTAAACAAGCCCGCAAGAGAGTTTCAGGCCGGGGAAAATATCGGATTCAACATCCGTGCTGGAGTTCAGTATTACGATCGCCAGACAAAAAAGAAAGAATGGACAAACTACAGCGCCGTTGTATTTGCCAAGCCGGGAGCGCAAGCGGATTACTACCGTAGTGTTCTTGTTGAAGGTGGCATTGTTGAAATTACCGGAGAAAACATCAGGGTTGATATTTATCAGGGGCAAAATGGTCAATCAATCACTCTTGAATTACTGAATGCAAAGATTGGATTTGCAGCTTCAGGAAATGGCCCGCAGCAGCAAAGTAGTAACCAGCAGAACACTCCTGTATACGACGATTCCATCCCATTCTGATTTAGAAAAATAAGGATTTAATTATGCCAGCGCCTTTGTATGGCGCGGATGACCCGCGCCGCTGTTCCGGCAATTCCGTATCGGAGGTGCTGGATAAATTCAGAAAAAACTACGATCGAATAATGTCTCTACCGCAGGAAACGAAAGAGGAAAAGGAATTTCGCCACTGTATATGGCTTGCAGAGAAAGAAGAACGCGAGCGAATTTACCAGACATCAATCCGACCATTCCGCAAAGCCACTTATACCCACTTCCCTGAATATATCGACCCGCGCCTGCGTAATTACCGCTCACGCTATGGCGCTATCAGTAATGACTGAGGAATTTACCATGAGAGGACTTGCATACAATCCCGGCATTCTTCCGGCAGAAATGATTATTCGCCAACGCGTAAAGCCAATGCCATCGAGAGAGGAATTACTTAAGAGAAATTCTTTTCCATCAGTGAATCAAAACAAATATCTGAATGCGATGTTGCGGAGTGGGAAGAAATGAAACAAATGTCACTAATTGAGATGGATGGTTTTCTGAAAGGTAAATGCATCCCACGAGATTTAAAGGTTAACGAAACAAACGCTGAATATCTGGTGCGCAAGTTCGGTGAGCTTGAATCAAAACTGGAAACGGCGTTGCGGGAGTGTCGTTCTGCTGGAATCACGATTGATAACCTTGAGGCTAAATGCGCGAAGATGGCTGCTGAAAATACCTCGCTTAAGCAATCTGAGAAGGAATTTAATGACTTTTGTCGTGAGGAGTTTAGCGAATGGGAAGATGATGTTACTGAAACCCCGACCACCGACGCCTTCCTGGCTGAAGTGCGGGCCAGCGCGGTAGAAGAGGCTTGCCTGAAAATTAGCAACGCCATCGTTAATTGCTATCAGGACGAACAAATCGGTCTTGATGCGGCAGCAACTATCTGCGGGGACTTCGCCGCCCAACTTCGCCAGGATGCCAACACCGCAGAACTGGTAGCCGCTGGAATCATCACTAAGGTGGGGGGGGTAGGGTATGGCTGAGTTTACGAAAGAGCAGTTGATTGAGAAGCTTGAGCGCCGTCTTGCGGTAACAACCCATTACCCTGATGTTGAAGAAGCGCAACTCGATGCGCAAATCTTCAAAATCGCACTGGCAGTGCTGACGGCTGATGCATCCATGTACGCCAGTGAAGAGACGTTAATCTGTGCGGAACAAGGTGAGTTTCTCTTGCGCACCCTAAACAGACCAGCTGGTGACGCCACTATCCCACTCTACCGCCTACCACTGCTGGAGGGATTGAAATGATGGAATTGACCAAAGAGCGCATTGAACAATTCATTAAAAGCCCGATTGATAACGGGCTTACTCGCAGCGAACAGATGTCGATGGCCCGCCAGCTGCTTGCAGTGATGGAGCAGGAGCCAGTTGGTGAAGTGGTTTTGGGTGATTACGACGACTGCGGTGATTATCCTGATGCAAAAGTCGTATGTATTGCCGCGCAAGGTCAGGCCGACTGGAATAATTTCAGAAACGAAACGAAGCTCTACGCAGCAACACAGTTACCGCAGCCAGCGGTGGTGGTGAGTGAAGCGCAGTCCAAAAAATTATTCGATGAGTGGTCTTGTGGCGATGGCGCGTTAGGTGAGTTAAGGGCAAGCGGCGTTCCAGATGAATTTATCTCTATGCTGAAGGAGTTTTCCCTTGCTACATGGGAGGCCTGCCGCGAAGCGATGCTTAAGCACTCCGCACCATTCATAGTGACGAGCGATCATCGCATGATGGAGATGCCCGCGATCCATGATATCGACGCTGTCTCCGCCATGCTTCAGGGTGCCGATGCATCCATCACACATGAGGGTAAGAACCATCACAAGGATAAGCTCGCTATGGTTGACCATTCCGGTGACTCCAACAATATGGTTGAACCTGTAACGACGACTTACAAGTTACCATTCGAGCAGTGGCTTTCTAAGCAGACAGGAACCATTGACGTCGAATGTGGATGCGTGATGACGGAGGTATTTTACCACTGGCTGCGCGTTGCGTATGAGGCTGGCAACTCTCCGGTAACTCCTGATGGTTGGATAAGCTGTAGTGAGCGAATGCCAAGCGAAGAAGATGTTTTGGTTTATTGCTCAGACACAAAAGAGCAGATGGTAGGGTTTCACAAAGGGAAAGGGTTATTTCAATTCTTTTACATGAATGGTGTTGAGGGGGTATGTGAGCCGTCACACTGGATGCCGCTACCAGAACCGCCGCAGGAGATGAAGTAATGGACTCCTTCGCGAAATATACGATTATTGACTGGATTGCCTTCCTTCAGGTTTTGCTCATCTGGTTTTATATGGCTTACAGGAGTGGACAGTGGATTGTCAGTGTAGCCTGTAGCAAGGGATGGCGTTGGTGGAACCGAAAGAATAAAAAAGCGCTGGCCTTGGATTCGTTTTACGAAGCATTCAATCTTAACAGTCTTCAGCCTGGTTCTGTCATTGTAGTCACCACTCAAAGCGGCATGACCATTCAGATTCATAAACCAAAAGAGGAAAAATGATGTGGCCTATATGTGTTAATTGCGGACGGATGTGCCTATCTGGATGGTGCAGAAAGTGCGACAAATGCACGAAGAAAAGACAATAACAATCCTCGAACTCGCGGGGATTTCTTTTATCTGAACTCGCTACGGCGAGTTTTGTTTTATGGAGACAAGAAATGTCAGATTTGGCTATGAAGGTTTTGAAATGGCAATCGACTGGCGATGTTGGCATCAGTAGCGCAACTCTTACCTCAATCGCATGTGGACTGAAAAAGAATATCTATGGTCATCACTTCGGCGCTCCCCATGACGCAGCAGACTTCCGGCGATGCGTTGCACTTGTTGAGCAGATTCCAGAAATCAGAGATTCATTCGACAAGGTTGCAAAGCGCGTTCCGGCATTCAAAGGAATCCTCAACGAATGGGATTCACTCGTTGCTCTGTTGAAGTCTGAAATGAAGATACACGGAAACAAAGCACCAGAGACTTACAGAAGAATTAGCGAGCTACGCAAGGACTAACGCCTCACACTCGATGAGGCCTGTACATATCTGATAGATCCGCTATATGGCGGTTTCTTTTTGCCTGGAGAATTAAGATGACCGATACCAGCCTGATTCCTGAGAAAGAAGTGATGAACAAGCTCGGTGTTTCATCACGTCAGACAATCTGGAACTATACCAAACGGCACGGATTTCCGAAGCCAGTCAGAACCCACCCCAAATCATACCTTCGTGAAGCTGTTGAGGGGTGGATTCTTAACGGTGGCGTTAATCAGAAATGCTCCTGA